GACTTTAAGGTTTCTACCATAGAATACCAAGTAGAGGCAGGAACGGACTGGGGACGCTTAGGAGACACTGATGATTATTTTTGGGAAACTAATGCTGAACGAAAACAACGGACGGAGACCACAAATGGACAAACGAGTGGACAAGAGTGAAGACTTTAGGAAGTCTGGTATGACTCTTATCACTGAAATCGACAGTGAGCGTTACCTAAAGAAAGCAAAGAAGATGAAGGAAGAAGGTAACGATGGTTTCTTTGATAATCAAGAGGAGTGGGCGGACGGATTCTGCGGTAAGTGATAAATAGAAACAGCCTATTGCTGTGTCTAAATGCCTACCTTTCAGACATTCAAAGACTTGAGTGTTACATTTAAGAAGCATCCTGTTACCGATGATTTGGTAACGGTGAAGGATAAGTCTGCGATCATTCAATCGATCACAGGTTTACTTCTTACTAAGAAGGGAGAGCGTCCTTTTCAACCTGAGTTAGGTTGTGATCTACAGACTGTATTGTTTGAACCTCTAGATTATGCATCTGCTGCAATGATCAAGAGTGAAGTATTGTCATCATTAAATCAGTACGAACCTAGAATTAGTGTTGTAGATCTTCAATGTAAACCTGATTATAACAATAATGGTTACAATGTTGAGTTGATCTTCAAAAGAATTGGAAGGGATGATACACCAGTAGCAGTAGACTTCTTCTTAGAGCGTACACGATAATGCCTTATACTCAGGTTGCCAATTTAGACTTTGAAGATATCAAAGTAGCTCTCAAAGAATATTTGAGAGCACAATCAGATTTTACTGACTACGATTTTGATGGATCGGCATTATCTGTCTTAATTGACACACTCGCCTATAACACCTACTATACGGCGTTTAACACTAATATGGTAGTCAATGAACTATTCATTGATTCTGCCACCTTGAGAGACAACGTAGTAGCGTTAGCGAAGCAACTAGGGTACAGACCCAAGAGTGCTACGTCACCTACTGCGTATGTCTCTTTTAATGTAAATTATGACAACCCAACAACTGATACCGAACTGATTCTTAAGAAGGGATCGGGATTTATCTCTTCTTATGACAACAACATTTACCAGTATGTTGTACTTGATGATGTAAAAGCACAAGTCATCAATGATGTTGCAACATTTACTGATGTAGAATTAAAAGAAGGAACACAACTGGTCAGTACATTCACTGTTTCTGAAGCAAACAAAGACCAAAGATTCATTCTTGATAACCCAAATATTGATACCAACACAATCAGAGTAAAGGTATATCCTGGTGGTGGTACGTTTAATGAACCATACCTTGTAGCAGATAACATTCTAGGTGTAGATCCAGACTCAAAAGTCTTCTTCGTTGACGAGATTGAAGATGAAAGATATGAAATTCTTATGGGTGATGGTGTTCTAGGCAAGAAACTAGAGAACAATACACGAATTGAAGTTTCTTACCTCACTACAGCAGGTCCAGAAAGCAACGGAGTAAGAACATTTGTCTTCTCTGGTGTTATTGAGAACCCAAATGGTGTGTCTCCTAATGGATTCACCACTAACATCATCTCTACTACCCCTGCAGCGGGCGGAGAAGAGATTGAAAGCACTGCTAAGATCAAATACACCGCTCCAAAGGCATACGGCACACAGGACCGTGCAGTGACCACTCAGGACTATGAAGCAATTGTCCGTAAAATTTATCCTGCGACTAGTGACATCATTATTTTTGGTGGAGAGGACCAAGATCCACCTGAGTATGGTAAAGTATTCATAGCATTGAAACCAAAAGATGCTAGTTACCTTACATCACTGACAAAACAGAAAATTGTGGCGGATCTTAAGAAGTATGTTGTTGCATCAGTAGAACCAAGACTGGTTGATCCTTCTATTTTGTATGTTGAGTTAGAAAGTAAAATTTATTACAACGGATCTATTACTGATCAAACGCCTGCTCAGATTAGAGATAAGGCAATTGGTGGTGTACAATCTTACCTTGATACTTCCGATACTGAAAAGTTCAATGGTAAGTTTAGATACAGTAAAATGGTTAGTGTGATTGATGACTCAGATAAGTCGATCAATTCAAACCTAACTGAAGTTACAATGAGAAAGGATTTCTATCCTTCTCTTAATTCTACCTTCTATTACGAAGTATGTTTCCAGAATGCTTTTGATGTTAACTGCGACGATCCAATCCTTTCCAGCACTGGATTTAGAGTAACTGAATATCCTACTTTTGATGTGTATGTTGAAGATAGGTCTGGCAAAATTGTCCTATATAGACTAGATAGCGTAACTGGCGAAAAGGTTGTCCTTGACAGCGAAGTTGGTGATATAGATTATGTCAAAGGTGAATTAAAAATGTACAATCTAACTATCATTAAGGGTAGTTTCTTTGATAATCGTATCTCTGTTAGAGTAAAACCACTTTCTAATGATATCAAGGCAGTCCGTGAGGTCTATCTTGACGTTGACGTTGCTAATTCCTCGTTCACTGCATATAAAGAGTAAAATAAATGCCTGCTGTAAAGTCCAAGAGAATCTCGACTCTTATTGAAACACAGCTTCCTGCTTTTATTTCTGACGAATACGAACTCTTTAGTAAGTTCGTTCAGAAATACTATGAAGCACAGGAGGTACAAGGTGGTACGCTGGACATTATTAATAATATCCAGAAGTATGCAGACATTGATTACTATGAAAAGAATCTTCTAAAGCAGAACGATATTCTAGACATTAGTATTTCTGCTAGTGATACTACAATTCAATTAAAAGACGCATCTTCTTTTCCTAAGAAGAATGGTTATGTTAGAATCGATGATGAGATCATCTTCTATGCATCTAGAACTGATACTGCTCTACAAGAATGTTCTAGAGGTGTTAGTGGTAATACAACACTTGGTGACTTATACAATACTAGCAATTTTGTTAGCACAACTGCTGCAGCACATAATGCAGGACAAAAGGTACACAATGTCAGTAACCTTTTCTTATATGCATTAGTTAAGAATTTTGAAAACCAGTATCTAGGTTCTTTCCCTGAGAAATACCTTAGAGGTAGCGTAGATAAGAGAACTCTGATCAAGAACATTCAGAAGTTCTATAAAGCAAAGGGAACTAAGAGTTCTATTGAGTTTGTATTCAATACTCTTATTGATAAGGACTTTGATGATAATGCTCGTAAAAACTTACAGCAGTTTGAATGGTTTATTATATCCGAATTTGATAATGTTGCAATTAATGTAACAAATCCTTCTGGTACATTTGCAGTTGGTGACAGAATTTATGAAGATAATGGTACTGCTAGTGGTGAAATTGCAAAGGTTGTACAAAACAACTCAAATCAAGTTACCAGAGTCTATCTAAGACAGGTATCTGGATCATTTACTCTTGGTGATACTGTTACTGGTCCTACTGGATCTTCATTTACTGCATCTACAGTAACACTATTCCCTAACGGTATCTTCTACATTGATTTTGGTGAAGAAGCACATGAGTTTGGTGACTTTGAACCAGGCAAGTATTATTTCTCTCCAGAGAACATTAAGGTTCAGCAGAATTACCAGATTATTTGGAATCAGTCGCATCCGTCTAACAGACAGACGGCGGTGCATTCACTAGGTCACCCAATGAAGTTTAGCACCACACAAGATGGTGTGTTGAATGGTGGCGAACTATATTACAACGATGCTCCTGTAAATGGTGTCATAACAAATTATGATAATCAGTTCCAACCAGAATTTATTCTGAACAGAGGAGAATCTAATAAGATTTATTATTATTGTGCTTATCACCTCTACATGTCAGGTCTTCCTGGTGATGCTGGATATATGGTCCTCAGCACAGAAGAGGAAGAAGAGGAAATGGACAAGGTTGTAAAACCTGAAGTCTATAACCCTAGAGATTTTACATATAAGTCTTCTGAAGCAGATTGGGTCAATGTATTTGCACTCAAATGTAAAGTTGTTTCTGGTGATCCAAAAACACTCATTGGAACAAAGGTAGTACAAGTAGCAACTGAAGAATATGAATATGCTGATGCTACTGTAGATAACGTATATGCTGATGGAACATCAGATGGAGAACAGATCTACAACATTGTATTAGCACCAGAGACTGTTAATGGTTCATTTGAGATCTCGACTAAAACTAAGCTCGAAAAAACCCTGTCAGGGACTGCATCTTCGGGGAACAGAATTGATGTATTTTCTACAATGGGATGGGGCAAGGTAGGTTCTGTTCTTATTGGAGACGAGACTATTATCTTTGATGATAAGACTGTAAATCAGTTTATCATTAAAAATAGAGTTGCACAAAATGCAGTTGTGCATAATTCAGGAACTCCTGTATACAAACCTGTAATTATTAGTGGTAGTGGTGTAAGTTTACTAACACTTGGTGTTGTATACAACTTAGAAGCAACTGATGCTCAACCATATTCTAACGTTGGTGATGAGATTTTAGTCTCCAATCCAGGTTTTGAAACTTCTGATCCTAAAATTGTAGAAACTGGAACTAATCAAACACGTTGGTTGTTGAATTCTGGTGCTTCTGTAAATGTACCAACACTACCTGCAGTGTCTAGTTCTCTAGATCAGGTTTCTACAAATGTGTCTGCTATTCTAGCAGACGATCAATACTATTATATCACAAGTTCTAGTTATCCATCACATAAAATTTTGGATGGATCTACTGTTAATGAAACTACGCTTGATCAGAAAATTCTTCGTATTATTAGAAAGCAAGCAACCAGAACTACGGAACAATATAAAACACCAAAGCGTGATGTAGGTATTGCATTAAACGGTGTTCCTTTCTACGGATATAAAGATCCAGAAAGTGTAAGATTTGGTAAGTTAGAAGAAATTAAGGTTAACACAAGAGGAACTGGATACAGCACTCCTCCATTTGTTCTTGTAGACCAAGTTCCTAACAAAGCTAGAGCAGTTCTTGCTGGTCAGGTTGTAGAAAGTATCATTGTCGATACACAAGATATCTTCCCAAGAACTCCTGATATCACTATTACATCTGGTCGTAATGCTTCTGTTCGTGCAATTGTAACTGGTGGTAAGGTTACCAGTTTGGTTATTGATAATCCTGGTGAATTTTATTCTGCTGCTCCTTTAATTAGAATCAGAGATAATGCAGGGCGTGGTAGATTTGCTGAGTATCAATCAATCGTCAATACTGACGGAGAGATCACTGGATTTAACAAAATTTCAGAAGGTAACTTCTATAATCAAAATAGTATTATCGTTGATGTCATTCCAGTTGGTAATGGTGCATCTGGTATTCCTCTACTCAAAGAATGGAACTATAATAGGTTTAAGAAATTAGAAGATCAACTCGATACCGAGTATGGATATATCTTTGCAAACTATAATAATGTATTAGAGTATGGTTATGGATATGCTGCTAACCCTAAAGCTTTGCGAGTTGCACTTAGTGACAACATCAACAATGCAGGAACTGAACCTGCTACAAAAACTCACTCTCCAATTATTGGATTCGCTTATGACGGTAATCCAATCTATGGTCCATTTGGTCATGAGAACCCTCTAGATTCTACATCATCTATCGTGAGAATGACTTCTGGTTATTCTCTAAG